AAAGTTTTCATAAAATATATCCCAAAAATAAAAATACGGTGTATTTAAATACCAAGAAATTAGAGGAAGCTGTTAAGCAAGTGGAAGCTGATTCGTCGTTTTATACTGAGGAAGAGACAAAACGTATGAAGGATCAATCCATAAAACAACCAGGTAAGATGAAAGCTAAGAAAGGTAAAATATATACGAAAGAAATGAATTATGAACAATGGACAAAGAGTAGAGCACATCTCGCGTCAATAGTTTGTTCTGATATTCCCCTGATATTATTTCTACAAGTAGTTATATTAGCGCCATTTTGGGAAGAAATTTTTAAGAGAATTGCACCTGCCTATACATTGTGGATATTTATTAATGCTGAGTTGACATTGAAGAACATTGACATGGGTTTTGATAATTCTCAAATGAGTTGGACTAGTTGGTGTTTAATGTACTTGTTTGTTCCAATGTTTCATTATTGTTTGACCACATTTCTAACATTGCCTCAATCAATGTTTGTACATGCCATGTATAATTTGTCTGTGTTGGTGTTGTCTTCTTGCTCTTTTTCTCTAGGTATGATGCCTACTGATGCAATCAAGAAATCACTTACTGCTGAAACATTCCACGTTTTGTATAAAAATATTTTGTTGCTTGATAATATGTTAATTAGGAAAATTTCAGATTGTACTGCTGTTCATGAATATGTTGCTGTTTTGATTAATTATTTAGTTGTAACATTACCGACACATGTTATTTTGCAACTACCTGATACTGTTGTCAAAGCTACCTTGTGGATGACTTCTTTTATCACCATTGTAATGAAATATGGATTCACAGTTGGAGGATCTACACATTTGATATATACAGGCTTTTCAATTCCAGAATTCTTCAAAAGATTACGAGATTCAAAATTTTTTAAAGGTGTTCAAGCTTTTGTTATTTCATCATCTGCAATATTGTTAGCGACTATAGGATCAGATTTCATTCCTGGTATTGAATATCTTTCAACAATTTATAAAGCTATTGTAGGTATTTTTGATTTAAATGATGGTTATGAGAATCTATCAAAAGCATATAGATCACTCGTTGATGAAGTTTTACCAGCGTTATGGAACAATGATTTAGATTTGCTTCCAAAATCTGATTTTGAGACAAAATTGACCACTTTAATGAAGATAATTAAGTTTGTAAATGAGAAGGATTACAGAAAGCTCCATGAATGTTTAGCTATATGGGATCCAATCATTGCTGATTATTATATGGATGATTATACTACTATGCTTACTTGTAAGAAGTTTTTCCCCCAATTTAGATCTTTTGTTTTAGAGAAGTCTACTAAAATTGCTACAACTCATATACCCCTTTGTTCTGACATATTGAGAGCAGAAATGGCTATTGATTCAGGGTTATCTAATCTCAAGGAAAGAAAACAACCTTTTTGTGTAGGTATTGTGGGACCTCCTGGTATTGGGAAAACCACTATGGTAAGTAATGTGATTAGTGCTTTAGTTGAACCTTTAAATCTTACATTGAGAAGACATATGGAGGGCGATGAAGAAATTTGGTTGCCACCTGCTCCTGATAATATTCCAACTACTTTCCGTTTTTTGAGTAACATTACACCATTTTCAGAGGTTTTATTATTTGATGATGTTGGCATTATGTCTAATCAAGCTGAGCAAGTAAGTCCAATGTTTCAGACTTTCATGGATTTTAATGGAACTAAAACTGTCGAGATACCCAAAGCTGAAATTTCTGAGAAGAAAAATCAATTCATCAACAATAAATTATCTATAGTAACTTCAAATCTTTTATCATGTGGAGCCGAAACCTATATCAGAGATATGGGTGCATTTCAGAGAAGAATGCAGGTGTTAATCCACTTCCAAGATAAAGTATTTGTCACTAATCCTCATGTCATTGCCACGATGAAGATGTATGATGTGATTAAGGGTGCTTATGTTGATACGAAAGTTCAAGGTTTAAATAACATTCTGAGATTTGTTGCAAGTGAGGCTAAAAAATTTGTTCGTGAGAGAGATGGATATGTAGATCACATGACTGCTATGACTCGTATGTGTAGGGATTGCAGATATCGAAGAGATTGGTGTATTTGCAACACACAAGTAAAACGACGAGAATTGCCTAAAGATATGTTACCTCCTGTCATTGAGCTTCTGAGTGAAGGAGAAGATGAAGAAGATAGTGATAGTAGTAGTGACGATGGAATGTATATAGCTAATATATCAGCAACAAAAAGAAAGAAACAAGCAAAGATTGAACGTCCAACAATTGGTTTAGGTGTTGTTTTGACATCATGTATTCAAGAACCTGGTGGAGACGATGATGATGATGAAGAGGAAAAACAGGATGAACCTCCAGCTTTAATACATTTGGATGATGATGCAGATGAAATAGTTGCAGCCTTTGATAATATGGATTTGGATTTTGATGATCACATGAGTGTAGATAGTCCTGCCGAATATATGGAAATTGAGCAGAATATACTTGATGTAGAAGAAGTGGACACTATCACAATGAGTGCAGCAGCATTTGATGAGATAATGAACAATGATGATCTTGCCTTATTGATAATTTCAGGACCGTT